CTTATAGAGGAAATAGAAAGAGACGAAGAGCTTCTGAGTGCTATCAGGTCCTTAACCAGAAAGATAGAGGGATTGGATATTAGTGTAGATTATTTAGCGGCATCTATAACTGGAGAAGATCCTATGAGTGTGGGCGCCATACAAAGATCTTTGGGTCGTGGCGCCCGACCACCAACTCGAAGGATGGAACCTTCACACAAACAAGAATTAGAAGAAGCAATCCGAGAAGAGCTAGAGACAATTTTAAGTGAAGAGGAGTTAGAAGAAAAACTATCTTCAAGTGCCTCAGTGGGTGATTGGGTAGACGACTTCCAGAAGTCAGACGCTCCTCAATTTAAAGGAAAAAGCAAAAAGAAACGGACACAGATGGCTGTAGCAGCCGCGATGGACGCAAAAAAGGGAGGTGTATAGTGATGGCAGCGAAAGCATTTATTGATACATGGTTAGAAAAGTTTACATCTCGCAAACTATTGGTATGGACCACCGCATCTGCGCTGGCATTTGGTGGCTACCTGACCAGTAGCGATTGGGTTGTGATTTCTGCAATCTACATCGGCGGACAAACTGTCGTTGATGTGGTGGAGAGATTAAAGAAGGTAGGATAGTGCCACAGTTACTGTTGAAATTGTTGCCTTTCGTAAAGTCGCATTGGCGAGAGATTGCCATCGTTGTATTGACATTGACCGTTTTTGGTAAAATGCGCTATGATCATAAGTTATTGATGCAAACTTATGAACAACAAAAAGAAGCACTGCAAGAGCAGATTGAAGGATTGCAGGTTATTCACGCAGAAGAACTTCGTAAAAAAGAAGAAGCACTACAAAGTTACAGAGAGGTAGTAGAAGAACTTGAAGAGAAGTATAAAGAAGAAAAACGAGAACATAAAGAATCTGTTAAAAAAGAGAAAGAGCGCATCAAAAAACAATTTTCACAAAACAAAGAAGAGTTAGCTAATGAAATTACTAGGTTGTTTGATTTTGAGTATATTCCTGTGTAATACGGCGATTGCTCAAGACAAAGGTAAGTTTACATTTCTCGGAGAAGGCGAGTGCGCTCCCTTTGAAGGGACACTGTTTGATATTGATGCCACCGCAGAGGTTGTCACATTAAAACCTAAACTAAAAAAAGAATGCAATTTAAAATTAGATTTTGAATTAAGCAAGTTGAGAACAGAACTTCAGCTTGAAATAGACAACCTACAGATTCATCACGATAGCGTGATTCAAGAAAAAGACTTAACTATTGCTAGCCAACTAAGTCAAATAGAACAGATGCAGACGGCTATAAAGCATCTCGCCCCCAACAACAAATGGGTCTGGTTTGCCGGCGGTGTTGCGGCTGGTGTGGTGGTTTCATACGGAGCATACGAGGTCTTTAACTAATGGATAAGCCCGATCGCATCGCTGCAGTTGAGCAGGCAATCTCCAATAAGTACGGTGAAGAAACAGTCCAGAACCCAAAGGCAAATTGGGACGAGACCAAAGAAAAAGAATATCTGGAACAATCAAAAGAGTTTTATCAGAAATCTTATAAAAACCAAGAGCAACAGGAAAAAGTTGACATTAAGGGTATAAAGGTTTCAAAAAAACTACTTAATAGAGAATCTTTAAGATGTTGTTCGGTCTGCGGATCTTATCCAAAGAAATCAATGGACGATGTTTGTCTTACCAAGTTTGAATGTTGTAATAAGTGTTACCTTCAATATGTGGAAGGCAGAGAAGAAAGATGGCTAAAAGGATGGAGACCTAATAATGGCAACAGTATATGAAATCGTACAAGGACTAGCACAAGCCGCAGCCAACGCATACGATGGAGCGCTTGGAGAAGATTATGAACCAGTAAAGACCGGCGCCTTACGCCGCGAAGAAGGTGATATGCTTATCGACCGTCGCGTAATGGATGGTTTTGGTGTAAAGTTCTATGGTGATATGATGTGTTTAACCTATCAGTCTGAAATCCAACTCAAAGAGATTTATGGTCCTGGTTTTGAGAGCGATATCGATCAGCGCATGACCGACATCTCTAAATGGCTTAAGAAAGAATACAAACGAATCACTGGTGATTCAGTAACTCTTACTGCCGAAGGCGAGGTTGATATCTTTGCCGAGAACTCATCTCGTGTACGCTCTTGGGTGACTGCCAAGAAGCATTTTAAGGTCGGTGGTCTCGATGAGACTATGAACATCGACAACTCCGGTAATACTAATCCTGTCGAAAAGAGTTGGGAGACTTTCCTTAACCAAGGTGGTTGGCAAGGAAAGCGCCCGAAGAATGATACACGCAAAAAAGATGCATGAGTTTTCAACTAGACAAAAAACAAAAAGTAAAAGAGATCTTAAGGTGCGGTAAAGATCCTGCTTACTTTTTAAAAACGTATGCCCGTATATCCCACCCGATGCACGGGCTTATTTTATTTGATACATATGATTTCCAAGACAACCTATTACAAAATTTTAATGATTATCGTTTTAATGTTATTTTAAAAGCGAGACAGCTGGGTATCTCAACGATTACAGCCGGCTATATCGTGTGGCTTATGTTGTTCCACCGCGATAAGGCTATTCTCGTTATGGCAACCAAGTTTGCGACAGCAGGAAACCTTGTAAAGAAAGTAAAAGGCGTGATGCGCAATCTGCCTGAATGGCTGAAGATTGCAAGTATTGATGTTGATAACCGCACATCTTTCGAGCTTTCTAATGGTTCAACCATTAAGGCCGCTTCAACCTCCGGCGATGCTGGTCGTTCCGAAGCACTCTCTTTGTTAGTTCTTGATGAGGCCGCACACATCGAAGGTCTCGAAGAACTATGGACCGGTCTATATCCAACACTCTCAACAGGTGGGCGATGTATTGCGTTGTCAACGCCAAATGGTGTTGGTAACTGGTTCCACAAGACCTGCACAGATGCAGAGTCTGGGGGCAACAACTTTAATCTAACCACACTACCATGGGATGTTCATCCCGATAGAAATGAAGAATGGTACAAGAAAGAAACCAAAAATATGTCCAATCGCCAGATTGCGCAGGAGTTAATGTGTAACTTTAATACTTCTGGCGAGACTGTTATTGATCCAGAGGATATGGAGTGGTTGCTGTCTAATGTATGCGAGCCAAAGTACCGTACTGGTTTCGACCGCAACTTTTGGATCTGGGAAGAATTCGATCCTACTTGCAATTATCTTATGTCTGTTGATGTGTCAAGAGGTGATGGAGCCGATTTCTCTACATTTCATATTATAAAACTTGAAACACTAGAAATCATCGGAGAATACCAAGGGAAGGCCACACCAGATATGTTTGCTACGATGCTTAATCAAATCGGTAGAGAGTTTGGAGACGCGATGCTGGTGGTTGAGAATAACAATATTGGTTATACCGTATTAGACAAACTTACAGAGTTTGGCTATCCCAATGTTTATTTCTCTATTAAATCAACCCACGAATATATTGAGCAACACATTGCAGAGCATACAACGTCTGCTATCGCTGGTTTTTCCACAACGATGAAAACGCGACCTTTGATTATTGCAAAATTAGAGGAGTTTATAAGAAATAAACTAATTAAGATATATTCTTCGCGAACTGTTAACGAATTTAAAACTTTCATTTGGAGGAACGGCAAACCACAAGCAATGAAGAGTTATAATGATGATTTGATCATGGCTCTTGCGATTGCTTGCTGGGTTAGAGATACCGCTCTTCAAGTAAATGCGAGAGATTTAAATTACCAGAAAGCGTTCGTTGATGCGATCTATACAGTGAAAACTACAATGAATACACAAATAAAAGGCCAAACGGGATACAAGCAAAGTGGCGCAAGTGATATAATGTCTGAAGCCAAAACGTATTGGGATCAATACAAATGGATTATAAAGTGAGAAAATAAATGGCACCAAACAATAGAAATCGAAATAGAGGGAACAACCCCGCCAACAGCGAAAATAATTTATTCAAAGCTCTGACGCGGCTCTTCTCTGGTCCAATCATTAATTATCGCTCTCAATCAGGGCGCCGCATACGTCGACAACATTTAGATAAGTTCTCGTCACGCTTTAAGACTGCATCTGGTCAGCAGTTCAAGAAGTCTCAATATAACCCCCTCGACACGATTGCTGCGAATGCTATCCAAAACCAGCGACGTTCTGAGCGTTATGTTGATTTTGATCAGATGGAATATACTCCCGAGATCGCATCCACGCTGGACATTTATGCAGACGAGATGACAACGTATTCGGAACTGCGTCCAAT